CAGCGGAAAGGAGTGGCGTGAAGATGTGATCTTCGAGAAGCGTCCATGATTTTTCAGGAGAACGGGGAGAATCACGCGCCGGAACGGTCGCGGTGATCGGGCGTTCCGGCGCTGTCTTATAATCTCCATAGGAGTCCGCCAATTGGCGGACGGGTGGAGATCCCTTGCACTTCTCTGACCCGGCGGTATTTATCGGGGTGCCAGCCGACGCAACTCACCCGGACTTCGCCGCGATCTCCCCAACGTGGTCGCTCATTCGCGACGTTCTTGCGGGTGATCCGGAGATCAAGAAGAACGCGGAATCGTACGTTCCGAGACTCAAAGGGCAAAGCTCCGAGCAATACGAAGATTATGTGAGCCGGGGGATCTTCTTCAACGCGCCGGGCCGAGCGCTCACGGCTTGGCAAGGGATGATGTTCCGGAAAGAAGCGATCCTTGACGCTTCGGCGCTCTCCGGAGACCTTCTCGAAGATATCGATCTGCAAGGCAATTCGGCGGCGGACGTGATCGAAGGCATCACGCGTTCCGTTCTCGGATACGGTCGCGAGGTGACGGTGATCGATTGGAGCGAAGAAGAGAATCGCCCGTTTCTGATCGGCTATTGTGCCGATCAAGTCATCAACTGGCGCGAGAGCCGATTCAATGGACGAACCCGGCTCTCTCTTGTCACGCTCAAGGAGTATGTGGAAGACCCGGATTCCGATGATGAGTTCGAGCCGGATATGATCGAGCAATTGCGAATCTACCGGATTCAATTCGACGGCGCGGGCGTTACGGTCGAACTCCAGCAAAAGCAGGACGACGACGCTTTTCACTCCGTCGATTTTTACCCGATCACCCGGCGGGGGATCAGCGTTCCCGAGATCCCGATTGTATTTCACTCTCCGGACATCAAAGCGGGCTTCAATGTGTGCCCGGCTCCGCTGGCGGACATCGCGCGGATCTCGATCTCGCACTTCGGGAATTCGGTCGATCTGGAAACCGGGCGCCACATCGCAGGCTTGCCGACACCCATCGCGACCGGCTTCGATGGCGACGATCAAAACCCATTGGTTCTCGGAATGTCGAATGCTTGGGTGACGGAAGACCCGGCGGCGAAAGCTTACTTTCTCGAATTCTCCGGGCAAGGTCTCTCGGCTCTCACCGACGCACTCACGGAGAAGGAAAAGCAAATGGCGGCGCTTGGCGCGCGTACGATTGCGCCTGACACCGGAGACGCGGAAGCTTTCGACACGGTCAAGCTACGGGCATCGGCGGAGACATCGACGCTCGTTACTATCGCGAAGTCGGTCAGCAAGACGGCTTCCCAAGCGCTTCGTTGGCTCGCGTGGTGGCAAGGCTCGGAAGAGCATCCGGACTCGCTGACCGACATCATGGTCACGCTCAACACGGACATGATCGCGGCGAAGATCAACCCGCAAATGATGGCGACGCTTACTCAAGCTTATGTCGCGGGCGCGATCTCATTCGAGACGTACTTTTTCAATCTTCGCGAAGGTGAGATCTACGACGACGGGCTTGAGATCGAGATGGAAAAAACGCGGATCTCTAATGCGGCTCCGCCCGCACCCGATCCCGATCCCGATCCGAATCCGCCCGCCAAATAATCGATGGAAGAGAACGCTAGCGACAAGCTCGCGGGGGACGCTGTCGCGCACGCGGTGGATCTTTTGCGGGTCGAGGGTGGAGCGCGCCAGCAAGTGCTCAAAACGCTCGGCACGCTCGAATCCGAGCTTTCGAAGAAGATCCTCGATTCGGACTCGCTCCCGAACCTGAAGACGAAGAAGTACATCGCTTTGAAGGCGGACACTTCGGCGACGATTGCCAAGACGTACGAAACGATTCAGAAGAATCAGGGGAAGTTTCTCTCGGAGATCGCGCGGGTCGAAGCGAAAGCGGTTCACACACAAATTGGAGATACTCTCAACATCGATCTCGACGGCGCTCCCCAACTCAACCCGCAACGGCTGGCGGCGGTCGTGAGCGAGCCAAACGTGTTCGGGCATAAATCGGGCAAATGGTGGAGCAAGCAAAAGCTCGACCTTCAGGAGAAATTCCAAGCGCAAATGCAGCAAGGGATCTTGCTTGGCGAGAGCGTCGATCAACTCGCCAGACGTGTCCGGGGGACGAAGGCGAACGGCTTCGGTGATGGGATCATGAAGGTCTCGAAAACCCAAGCCGACGCTCTTGTCAGATCGTCGGTGCAAACCGTGGCGAATGCCGCGCGGATCGCGACCTTCGAAGAGAACGATGATATCATCAAGGGATTGCAATGGATCTCGACGCTCGACGGGCGCACGACGCTCACTTGCGTTGCGCTCTCCGGCAAAGTGTGGAGGCTCCCGGACTTCAAACCGATTGGGCACGACAAGCTCTTTCCCGGACCGGTGGCGCACTGGGGATGCAGATCGACCCAAATTCCGATCTTGCGCGAGTGGCAAGAACTCACGAAGAAGCCGCTAAAGGTGCTTTCGAAAGGCGACATCGATGCGGCAATCGAGAGACGGCAAAGCAAAGCCGGGAAGTCGAAAGCGTTCATCGCCGAAGCGAAGGCGAAGACCCGCGCAAGCCTTGACGGTCAAGTCGCGCGAGACATCACAATCGGCGACTTCATCACGAAGAAGGGGGACGCGTTCGCCGGGAAGCTTCTCGGACCGGGGCGCGCGAAGTTCTTCAAAGCCGGGAAGATCGGAACGACGGATCTCACCGATCAGCGATCCCGACCGCTCACGATCAAGCAACTCGAAGCCGTGATCGATTCCGGGGTTCCGGCTCCGGAGACGGAAGGGCGCGAATTCAAGCCATACGTGCCGGTGATCGAGCCGGAAGAGTTCAAGCAATACTTCGCACCCGGCAAGAGTCCGGATGACGTAGCGGAGCTTACGGCGACGGCGGCGGCAACTGCGATAGCGGTGCTAAAGGCTCAATCCGATGCCGCTTTTGATGAGATTTCGAACCTGCTAGAGACTGGAAGTGATCCCGAGCTTTCCGCTCTCATCGAGAAATTCAACGAAGAAGGTCTGAATCTCGGATTTCATGATCTGTTGATCAAGTCGAAGGCGACAATCGCGGCGCAAAAGGCGGCGAAGTTCCAGCAAAACGCGGACGCGGCGGATGAAGTTTCCTCCCTTCGACTCGATCCTAAAGCGAAGTCTTTGGTGACGCTGATCGATGCTCTTGAGCAAACCGAGCCGGATTCGTCGGGCATGTACGAGATCTTGATAAAGGCGAAAGCCATCGATCAGGAAAACAAGAAGAAGAGCGCGCACGCGTCGCACTTGAGCCTAGCCAAGAAGAAGCTGATCGCCGGAAAGCCGCTCTCGGCAAAGCAATCGGAAGCGGTCGCCAGTCTCGAAGGCGAGACCGCCGACAACTTCAAACAATCGGTCTCGGTCGGGAAGGTCGATGCAATCGCGACGGTCGAGCTTCAAGGGTTCAAGACGACGACCGACAAGGTCTTGAAGAAGACCGCGAAAGACGTTCTCGCCGATCCTAAATACAAGGATCTTTCGGACATCGTGAAAGCGTCGGTGATCAAGGCTCTCGCTGACTCGAATAAGAAAGAGACGGAGAAAATGAATTCTCGGCGGACACTTCGAACCTCGCCGTGATCCGGAAAAAGGTCTCACCGGAGAAGAAAACCGGCGACAAGAAAGACGCGAGCAATTGGGGCGTTCCTCTTCCGTAATATTTCGCACTAGATTGTTGCATAAATGGTGCTATCTTTCCCAACGCGCGAGAGCGCGAGAGTGCCCGCCCCGTTTTCATTGCAACCGATTGGGGCGGGCACTTTTCTTGCTTTTGCCGTTTGTTGATGCAACAAAAGTGTGGCATAATGCGGGGCAGTAAAAAACACCGAACGAACAGAATCCGCCCGTTGAATCGGGCGGGCTTTCTAGTTGCTCACAACGGGCTTAAACACCGAAACCGAAACCGAATATGTGGATTCAGACAACAAAAGGCTTCTTCTCGATCACGAAGAGCGCAATGAAGGGCAAGAGCCATCTCTTGCAGATCCGAGCACGAAACAAAGGCGACCTTCAGGATCTCCAGAAGGCGCACAATCTGGGATCAATAGTGGAGACCATCGGCGGCGGGGTCGATTACGCTTGGCGGATCATGGTCACGCCCGAAAAGTTCGCGCGGATCATGGCGAAAGAAGTGCTCGCAATCGATTACTCGAACTTCAAAAGTGAGGTTGCGAAAGTCCATAAAGATCGTGAATATGGCTCGGCGCTTCACGATTGCTGGCACACCTTCTCTCGTTACGGACGCGCGACGACCGGCTTCGGGGCTTATGGTCACTCCGGAGGCTACTCCGGGCGGCACTACGTGGACGACAGTGCCCCAAATGATCGCGTGATTGCATCTGATCACTTTATCGATTACGGCGAAGACGAAGTGCTTCCCTTTTGATCATGATCCATCGAGACGACGACCCGCCCGCCGACTATACCGAGAATCCGGAATGCTGCGATCAGGAGATGATCGAAGATGGGGAGCACTTCCGGTGCGAGGAATGCGAGACCATGATCCATATCCCGGACGAAATCGAGCCGGTTGATGAACCCTATCAAGACTTGTGCGAGGAATGCGACAACCCTCACCCGTGTTGCTGCGACTTCGCGGAACCGGATTCAAAATGCGTTCATGGCGAGATCGCCGGTTTTTGTGATCGATGCGACTACGATGGAGACATCGCCTATGATGCGTATCGCGAGAGCCGATGAAAAAGAGATCTCACCCGAGCCTTCAAATCTGTCCGAAGTGCAATATCCGCCCGCGCGAATATTATGGCAAAGTCGGCGGGTTCTTGATCTGGTGTAAGGACTGCAACGCGGAGAAGTGCCGGAAGCAAAGGCTTCGCCGCCGATTTTTACGAACCCAAGAACCCAAGAAATGAACCGACCAAGAACGATCCCGAAGACAAAAACGACCGGCGCAAAGTACAAGGGAATCGAGATTTTCGAAACCTTCGTGAAGGACGATGGATTTGCGACGATCTCGCAAGAGCCGCAAGGCTTTGTCACGACTTTCAATCTGATTAAGCGAGCAACTAGCTTGCGGGGGATTCACTCCCAAGTGGATCGACTGATCGCGCGATACAATTCAGGAGACATCGCAAGCTCAAGCGACCGGAGAAGGATTGAAGCCCGGCTCGAAGTCTAATTTCAAAAATCGTTTCCCCGTCGCTTGCGTATGCAACAAAAGTGTGGCATACTTCGGGGCAGTAAAAATCACCCGCTCCACCCGAGCCCGCCCGTTGAATCAGGCGGGCGTTTCGGGTGCCCACAACGGGCGTAAACACCGAAACCGAAACCGAAATCATGAAGACCATTTTCCGCTACCGCACGACCGAAGAAGGCGCGGCTCTCATCCCGCAAGGGGGCGAGATCGCCAGTATCGAACCTTCCACAAAAGGCGGGCTCAACGTGTGGGCTCTTGTTGATCCTGAAGCGCCGACCGAAAAGCGCTTCTTCCATCTTGTATCGACGGGGATGGCGCTTCCCGCCGCCGGGAAGATCAAGATCATCTCGGCTCCCGCGCCGACCGTTCCGAAGATCTTCTTCGTTGAGCTTGACGCCGTCGCCCAAGCCGAAGGCGGCTTCGCACCGATCAAGATCGATGTCGCTTAATCTCATTGCGCCCGCGACCGCTCCCGCTACGGCGGGGGCGGTCATTGCGGGGGTCGAGCTTGCCCGGCTGGCGGGCAACCCTCAAGGAACGTGCAAGGGATGCGTTTGCGTGAAAGGTACGCCCGCGAACGTTGACGACCGCTCAACCGATGTCGCATTCGAAGCGGTGATGGCGGGAACCGTCTTGATGTGCCCGGTGAAGAATGTCCCGTGTCCGGGAATCGTCGCGGCTCAGATCGATTGGCAAGAATCAAAGCCGGTTCCGGTCGCTTGATCATGGAACTCACGAACGAAGAACGAAAGGCGATCTCTTCGCTGAAGCGGCTCGCGAAGCGGTGGCCAAAATCTCTATGGCTCTTCTCGGCGAGTGGGACCTTGCACGTTATGAGGAACGGGGAAGACGGGGAAGCCGTTTACGATGGGGAAGGAATCGAGCGGGATTGTATTATCACGTCGATTGATATCCAGAACGACGGCGGCGACTGGTAGAGCTTGATTCCGCAACGAAAGTGTGCATCGGTGGGAGATGTCCCACATTTATTCGAAAGTCTCTAATTCGTCCCCTACTGGGAAAATAGTTAAGGAAATCATGGCGGGGCATCACGAACATCTTCAAACCGCCGGGGTCACGGTCGCGGCGATCTTCGTAGAGTCGGACGCGGAAGAGGAAGGTGATGATACAAGCGTCTTGAAGCTCGGCGGTTACCCTTGTTTGGCGATTGCGAAGATCACGGATCTTAAATTACGATCCCTGAAGATCGAAGACGCTCAGATCATGATCGACTCGAAGGGGTGGGATCGGCTCTCGGAACGCCAGCAACGCGCCTTGATCGATCACGAACTCTCGCACTTTCAAGCCGTCCGGGACAAGAACGGCACGACGCTTCGGGACACGGCGAAGCGACCACGGCTCAAGATGCGGAAGCATGATCATCAATTCGGATTCTTCGATCACGTCGCCCATCGCTGGGGGAAGGATTCTCAAGAGGTGATTCAATCGACCGCGTGGATCTCCGGGCAATCCGATTGCTATCTTCCCGGCTTCTCGATCTCCGAGCAACCGGGCTTGAGAGCGGTCGGATAAACTTTTGCCCGCGACGGCGGGTGATACTGGGCGGTGACTTAAACCGCCCAACTGAACCCGATTTGGAGTGATGCCCGGATCGGGTTCTTTCTTTACGATAGCGTTTGCGTATGCAACGAAAGTGTGGCATATTGCGGGGCAATGAAAAACACGCAAACGATCCAGATCCTCTCAGATTCCGCGACTCTCTATGATTCGGCGGGCTTTATTCAAGACTCCGGTTTAACGGTTCACGATTACGGCGACACGATATCAATCGGATCAACGCAACACGCGAAGGTTGATCTGACCATCACTAAAGCTCGCATCGAATCCGTTCACGGGTGGGAATTGAAACTCTAAGCCGACCGAGCCTCACCCGAGCCCGCGACCCGAAAGGGCGCGGGCTTTCCGGGTGCAAACCGAACCCGAACCGAACCGAACCGATGATCTCACTAGCCGAAGCTGAAGGAATTTTTCATGGCGAAGAGCCCGCAACAATCCGCGCCCGCGCGCTTGGCTGGGACTTTGACGGGTGCCAGATGGGGATCGACGGGCAACCTTTTTGCTACAACTACACCGATCCAAGGGAAGGCGTCACGAAGGCTTGCACGATCAGTGTTTACGCGGATCAACACAATCCGACGACCGTCGAAGCTCAGATCAAACAAACCACGAAAACGTTTCAACGATAAAACACAATTCTACTGTTTCGATTGCAAGCGATGGATTCTCCAGCAGAACGCTGAGATCAGTCACCCGAGGAACGAGGGTTGAGAGCAACGTCTTGTTCGGGAATCTAATTATCATGAAAATAGACATCGCAAAAGAAGACCTCTGGTGGCTGAGAGAAGCCATCAAGCTCTCCATCGACCACATGGAGAGGCAACCTTGCCCGGAAGCGTTCTCGAAGACTCCGCACGTTGCGAGGAAGGCTTACAAGAAACTGTCGGTCGCCCTGAAAGGGTGGAATCACGACAAATCCTATTTCCCGAACGGGGAAAATCACGCGCCGGAACGGTCGCAGTGATCGGGCGTTTCTAGAATCAATGCACCCGACCGTGACCGTAGGTTGACACCGTGGCGACGCAAGCCGACGATCTCGGCTATGGCTATTCCATTCCGAATCGAAAACGAAAACGACATTCCCGAAGCGCTCAAGACCGAATACACAAAAGATGAAGCGAGCGGCGCTTTCATCCTTGATTGTCCGGGAGCGGTCGGGGTCGAGAAGCTCAAAGAGTTCCGCGACAACAATACGAACCTCTTGAAAAAGGTCTCGGACTTCGAGACCCGCTTCGAAGGAATCGATCCCGCGAAGGCGAAAGAACTTCAGGGGCGCGCGGATCTTCTCGATGCTAAGAAGCTTGTCGATGCCGGACAAGTCGAAAAACTGATCGAGGAACGAACGGGGGCAATGAAGACGAAATTCGAGACCGAGAAGACGGCACTCGAAGAGCGGATCACGAAGTCCGATCACACTCTCTCACGGCTCACGATCAACAATGCGTTGATCGAGAGCGGCGTGAAGCTCGGACTCCGCCCCGAAGCTCAAGACGACTTGATCGGGCGCGGGCGGGCGATCTTCTCGCTTGTCGATGGGGCTCCGACCGCACGCGACGGGGAAGGCAATGCGATCTTCGATGACAAGAGCGAGCCTCTCGCGATCTCGACATGGGTCGCGGGCTTGACGAAGTCGGCTCCGCACTTGTTCGCCGAGAGCACGGGCGGCGGCGGCGGCGCCGGGAAAGGAAAGGGCAACTTCACGGGCTCGAACCCGTGGGACCCGGCGAAGCCGTCAATGACGGGTCAATCGCGCATGATCCGCGAGAACCGACCGCAAGCCGAAGCGATGGCGGCGAAGTTCGGGAAGAAGCTTCCGGAAGCGTCGGCGGCGACATTCTAGCAAGTCCGCCAATTGGCGGACTCAATCGAAAAGGCGCAAGGGGTGAAATTCCCTTTGCGCCTTTTTGTTGACGCTCGCGCGGATTCTTGTAATTGCTGACAGCAAGGGATCTCCGGTGGGGGTCTTTTCGATTCCCGGCGGGAGTCGCCAGCAATGCCAAATCGGCGAGCGGCGGACTCTTGTTTTCGTTGTTCACGGTGGGCTTCACTTCAAACAACTCGAAAACAATCCAGATTCATGGCTTCCGTATTAATCGCTGACATCATCGAGCCGTCTCACTTCTCACAGTACGTGATCGAAGAGACCGCCGAAAAATCCGAACTCATCTCTTCCGGTATTCTCGTACGAGATCCTGAATTCGACGCTCTTGTCGATTCGACCGGCTCCCACCTTCTTGATATGCCCTTCTGGGAAGATCTTGACGGCGCGGAAGAAGTGCTTTCCGACTCCGGTTCTCTCACGACCGCCAAGATCTCCACCTCGAAAGATGTCGCGATCAAGAATCAGCGGGGCAAAGCGTGGAGCGTGAACGATCTCGCGAAGCATCTCGCGGGAGATGATCCGCTTTCCGCAATCACTTCCCTTGTCGGGAATTGGTGGAACCGACGCACTCAAGCTCAATTGCTTTCGATGCTGAAGGGAATGTTTCTTTCGACCGCTCTCAAGGCGTCGAACCAGTACGAAATCCATCACACCTCCGGCGGGGTCGGCACTCAATCCACCTCGAACTCTTTCACGGGTTCGACGTTCATTGATGCGATCTCGATCATGGGCGATCAAGCTTCCCGCTTGTCCGCGATCATGATGCACTCGGCGGTGATGTTCTCCTTGAAGAAGCTCGATCTGATCGACTACATCCCGGACTCGATGGGTTCGACAATGCTCGCGACCTTCCAAGGTCACCGGGTGATCGTTGATGACACTCTTCTTCCCGAGACTATCGACGGTGATCCCGTTTACACGTCGTATTTCTTCGGCGCGGGCGCGATTGCCTGGGGCGAAGGGAATCTCAACATTCCCGCGCAAGGCGGACACGGCACCGAAGCCGTCGAGCTTTCCCGCACGGCTCTCGCCGGGTCTTCGGCTCTCATCAACCGCCGGAAGTATATTATGCACGCGCGCGGCGTGAAATGGACTGACGCGACCATCGGTGACATTTGGCCTACGAACGCCGAAATGGAAGACGGGGACAACTGGGCTCGCGTCTACGAATCCAAGAACGTCCGGATCGTTCAATTCCGCCACAACATCATCTAACGGTGATGTGATTTGCCATCGGTGCGGGAAGGGGCGACTCTTCCCGCACTTATGGACACCGAAATCGAAAAGCTAATGATCAAGCAAGGCGGAGAACTTGCTATCAACCGACAAAGAAAGCGCCGATCTCCTTTGGTCGATCTCCGCGCAGTAGACGAACAAGCGGCGAAAAATCGAGCACGGAATGAAGAGCAAGCAAGAGCGAATGATGAAGCCGCCGGGAAGCCCGCAATCGCTCCCGTTCCCGCTCCCGCTCCCGTCGCTCCGGCAATCACCGATCAACCCGAGAAGCCCATTGCTTCTCTTGATCCTGATCCCGTTCTTCAATCTGATCCTGATCCCGATCTTCCCGCAACCGATCACCTTGAACAATGGACTCTTGAAGAACTCCGCGACGAAGCGAAGGCTCAAGGGATCAAGGCGGGCAATTCCGGCGCTCCAAAATTGATCGCCGAGATCCGCGCGGCACGGCTTGCCAACTAATTTTCCTTTAACCAGAACCCGCAAAAAACACAAATCATGAAAACGCTCAAAACTCTCTCGACGCTTCTCGCTCTCGACACTATCGCTTCGATTTCGACTCTCCGGCTCGCGGCGAATGTCGCCGATACCGAGACCGTGACCATCGGCGATATCGTCTATGAGATGGACGCGGACGCGACCGCAACCGCCGGGAATATCTCGGTCGATGTGTCGAGCGCACTCACCCCGACCGTCGCCAGTGCCGCTCTTGTCGCCGCTATCAACGCAACGCAAGGTTCCGATGGGGTGCGAGCCGTCGCGATCTCGGTCAACGAGGTTTTGATTCACGACCGCAAGGGGCGACCGCTCGCGACGACCGAGACGCTCGCCGGAACCGATAACGCGTTCTCATCCGCGACGCTTCTCGGCGGTCAGAGACCGTCCGCCGGTCAAGAAGGTATCACGACTTCCGTCGCGCGAGCCGCGACCGCTCAAGACGTGGCGCTTGGCGGAATCCACTTCGCGCTTCCGTTCACTCCGAGTTCCGTCGTCGCTCAAGTCACCCGAGCCGGTGCAATCGTGGCGTTCGTCGGTGCGATCACGATCACGGCGGGAATCGTGACCGTTGACAATACCGGCGGGACCGACTTCCAAGCCGCCGACGTGGTGACCATCGTCGCGACCGGTCTTGTCTCGGTCTAACGTTCGAGAACCTTCAACCCGCTTCCGTCGCTATGAAGAAATTTGCAAGAGGTGCCGTCATTCAACGTCGCTCCCGTTACAACGGGAGCGGCGGCGGCGGAAGCGGCGGCTTCACGGCGGCTCTTGAGTATCCACCGATCACGCTGGGGCTCGCGGTCGTGCTCTCGACGCAACTCGACCTTTCGTGGACAAGCACGGCGACAAACGAAGACGGCTTCGAGATCGAGATCTCGGAAGATTCCGGAGGGACGTGGGCGGCTCTCGCGACGACTGAAGCCGATGTGGCGACATACGAAGCGACTGGCTTGACGGCGGAAACGGAATATCACTTTCGAGTTCGCGCCATTCTTGCCGATGCGGCTCCGAGCGTTTGGAGTACGGAAGCGAGCGGGACGACACCCGGACCATACGACGCACTTTCGACCGCATACTTCACGCAAGTTGCGATTGATGGGATCACGCTATCCGACACGCAAAAAGTTGCGATCAACGCGGGAATGGCGGTGATCCGGACGGCGGGACTTGCCGCGAATCTGGTCGAGCTTTGCCTTTACGGGATCGGCAACGCGACGGCGGCAAAACGAAACTTCGTCGATCCGACCGAGTCGATCACTACGAGCGGCACGGTTACTTGGGGCACTGGCGGGCTCACCTTCGCTTCTGGCGCATTCGGGACGACGCTCCGCACTCTCTCCGAGATCTTCCCATCGGCACACCGGACGGGGATGATTGGAATTTACGGGCAAGCGCTCTCGAACGCATCAAACAAAGCCGTTGCGATGGGGTGCGAAGATGCGGGCAACACCGAGATCAAAGGGTCATCGACCAATGTTTCGACAACGCTTTATCAAACGAACGGATCTCAATCACTCGCGCAAAGAGACGGATTCGTTTCGTCTCAAAGAACCTCCGATAATTCGAATCAGTCTCTCGCTCTTTGGATCAAAAACGAGACAGCGGCGACGCAAAGCGCGAACACTCAGGGAAGCAATACTTTCGTAGATCGCACAATCGCAATCGCGGGGATCTTCAATTCTTCCGTCTCGACAATCGACACCTTCAGCGCTTCGCCGGGACTTTACGGCGGTCACTTTTGCGTTGCCGGGCCGATCACGACGGCGGAAGCATCCGTGATGCGCGAAGCGATCTATACGATGATGACGGCGGCGGGCGCGACGGAATACACCGACTAAAAATCATGGCACTCACACTCACAATCGAAGACGGAACCGTGATCGACGGTGCGAACGTTTACCTCTCACTTGCCGAAGCCGAGACGTTCTTCGAGTCGCGCCTTCGCTCGACCGCTTGGGATGGTGCCAGCGAAGCCGACAAGAACGCTTCTCTTGTGATGGCGACAAGAACGATTGATTCTCACTATTCATGGCAAGGCGAGAAAGTGGATCGGGATCAGGATCTTCAATGGCCACGCTACGGATTCGGAGCCGGTGGGATCGGGACGATTGACGGCTCCGATGTCCCGTTCGCGTACGTGAAGGTTGACGAGTATGTCGCCAGCAATGAGATCCCGACCCGGTTGAAAGATGCCGTTTGCGAGATGGCGCTTGCGCTCTTGACCGAAGACCGCACTTCCGATCCGGGGAACACCGGACTTTCATCGGTGAGCGTCGGCAAAGGGGCGGCTTCAATCGTCTTCGACAAGACGACCGCGCGAAAGGCGATCTCTCCTGAAGCTCGGATGCTCTTGCGCCCGTTCGTGGCGGGCGGTCAAGGCGCATCAATGCGGGGAGTCTGTCGCGGATGAGTTCGACTTTCCCGGCGGCGCTCCGGCTGGGTCGGGGGAAAGCGCGGGAGCGTGATGCGGCGATCACGCTCTTCGACCGGTTTCCGAATACAGTCTATTTTGGGCGGCAAGGGACGGTGACGACCGGCGACACTCTCACGGTAAACGGGGTTACGTTCGAATTCTTGACGACCGGCGCGGAAGTCTCGACGGCGGGCTTCGTCGCGGTGAACATCGCGGGAGCCGGACCGTGGTCGATAGTGCAAGTGACACTCGCTCTTCAAATCGTCATGCGGACGGTAGCGGATCGGACGCGGTCGGTAGTCTCGACGGGTTCGGGGTTTGCTTTCGATTGCATGATCGTCTCGAACGATGATCTTGTCGTGACATCGAGCTTCGATGATTCGGCGGTCGATACTTCGTTCGGATCAAGGCAAGGCGCGATCCCTTCGATTGCGTCGGTGCCATTGTTGATCCCGCTTCAGATCGAGATCACGAACACAGCGAAGCTCGATAGGGAGGTTTGTATCGCGCTCTCGAAGGAGATCCCGAGCTTCGTTGATGTCCGATTGTATGCGACGACGGCAATTTCAAGCGGCGCGACAGTGACCGGGACGGGCTTCGAGTCGGTTCCGTTCGTCGGCGGTTACACGCTATTCTTCGCAGATGGCGAGCGGGGTTTGCCGTATCTCTCGATCTACGACTTCACCGAAGCTTTTGGGAATGCTAACGTCGCGATTGCGACTATGTTTTACTGATGGGACTTCGATCAACAATCGCGAACGCACTCGCGGCGGGCTTCACGGCTCTCGGAGATATCCCGGTCTCGATCACCGTTGTCGATCCCGGCGCGAGCGTTTACGATCCCGTGACGGACGCGACGACGTTCCCTTCGAGCGTCTCGGTCGTGATCCCGGACGCGGTGAAGTACGACACCGAGATTCAGGACGGTGATTCCGTGATCCAGACGACAAGCTTCGTGATCCGGGCGGCGCTACTGACCGGCTCACCCGGCGACAATTGGTGGATCACCGATGGGGCGATCAAGCGGCGGATCTTGTCGGTCGAGACTGATCCGGCGGAAGCTACTCACATCGTTCATACGGCGCGTTAAAAAATGGCGATCAAGCAACTCGAAGACGTGAAGAAGTTTGCGGAAGCGATGGCAATCGACACCGCGACCGTGACGCGGGTTCTAACGTTTAAGGCGTTTGCAGGACTGACCGCGAAGACTCCGGTGGATACCGGGCGGGCGCGGGGCAATTGGCAGATCGCTATCGGGAGCGCGCACGATGGTGTTGTGAAGGTCGCCGATGCGAGCAAGAGCGCGGACGGATCGAGCCTCCCGTTCCTCGATGACGACGGGAACAAGGTCAAATTGTCGGAGCCTCCCGAGCAACCGGTGGGGGTGCCGAATCTGAAGAAGGACGACATCGACGGGACGAAGTCGGTCTTCATCACGAACAATCTCGATTACATTCGCTATCTCGAAAACGGATCAAGCGCGCAAGCGCCCAATGGAATGCTGGCACTGGTGATCGCCGAGATGCAAGGCGAGATCGACGCTCGTATTTTTGCGGAACTCGGCGACAATGCGTGATGGCGAATCACTTCGAGAAGCTCAGAATGACGCTTGTGAGCGAGTTTCTCACGCGGTGGGCGGCGGCGGGGACACCGTTTCCGGTGGAGATCTGGAACACTCCGGAGATCGTGGATCAATCGGGAGTGTGGGGGCGGTTCTCATTTCTAATGAACCCGCGCGGGGCGGCATCAATCGGGACCGGACATAAGCGGCTCACGGGAGTCATTGCGCTTCAGGTCTTCGTTCCTACCGAGGGTGGCACAAGACCCGCCATAGAAGCTCTAGATCACTGCTCTGAAGCTTTTGATGATGTGTCCTTGGCTTTTGACCTTGATGACGGCGCACGCGGTAGCGTGCAATTCCGGACGGCATACGATGCGGAATCCGGTCTAAATCCAGTAAAGCTCGGTGTTGAAGTCGCGCACAAGATGACGACGATTTACGTTTCGTTTCGGTACGATACGCAAGCCTAGACAATCTCGGAAACTCGAATAGACTCAAATCATGCCAGCGGAAACCAATTTAGCTTCACTTGCCCGAATCACGGAAACCACGTGGGGCACAACACCCGCAACACCCGAGCTTCAATTGATGCGGCTCACCGGGGAATCTCTCTCGCACTCGAAGGACACGATCCTTTCGAACGAAGTGCGATCTGACCGGATGCGGTCGGATCTCGCGGAAGTCGGCGCGAGCGCTGGCGGGGCGGTCAACTTCGAACTGTCTTACGGCACGTACGAAAACGAACTTGAGTCTGCGCTTTATAGCACGATCACGACTTTAAATGAAACCGTGGCAGCGGTGGCGATTGATGAATCGGCGGAGACTCTCACGGCGACCGCTTCGGACTTCGACAACGTGCTTGTGGGCGGCTTGATCAAGGTCGCGGGCGCGGCAACGCCCGCAAACAACGGCTTCAAGAAAGTTTCCGCGAAGAGTGTTGACGGGTCGGTGCTCACCTTTGTTGCGGGTTCTTTCACGGTCGATGAAGGCTCGGTCGAACTCACTTTGACCGGGCGCGATCTCCGGAACGGGGTCACGCGAAAGAGCTTCACCTTCGAGCGCCGGATCGTGTCGGGCTCTTCCGACTACTTCCAGCAATTTCTTGGAATGATCGTTTCGGGCATGAACCTTTCGATTGAATCGAAAGCAATCGTGACCGGCGACTTCAGCTTTCTCGGCAAGATCGGCACGGCATCCGATGCGACCATCGACAACGATGCGACCTATACCGCGACGACTTCGACGCCCGTGATGAACGGCACGGCGAACGTTGGAAGCCTCACGCGTGATGGCGTGGCAATGGTCGAGCGGGCGAAGAGCTTCAATCTCTCGATCAACAACAACTTGCGCGGGAACGACGCAATCGGCGAGAGCGGGAACTTCGACGTTGGCGCCGGATCGTTCCAGATCGATGGATCGTTCGATATGT